GAGGCAATTAAAAAATTTAGACCGCGAATTATAGAAAATAGGTATAATGTTGAAACGTTTCGCGTTGAAAAAACAATACCGCGTTATATACCTATAGAACACGTAAAACATGAAACAGCTTTAGAGTTTGGGACGTATTTAGAAGATAATAATTATATAGATTGGAAAATAACAGAAGATTACAACCCCAATTATAAAAGAATTACGGGAACTATAAGGATAGCTAAGGGGGATATATGAAAAAATCTATATTACAACGTAATAAAGCTTGTTATATATGCGGTACTACTCATAACTTGCATTTACACCATGTTTTCTATGGATCGGCTAACCGTAAGTTAAGCGACGCCGACGGGTGCGTAATATATCTATGTCAATCACATCATACGGGCGCGCAGGGCGTACACTTTAACCGTAAGATAGATTTAACGATAAAAGCACGTTGTCAAATAGAATACATGAGGCAATATAACAAGACGGTAGAGGATTTTATAGCCCGCTATGGGCGTAATTATTTATAAAGGGGGTACTTATGGACTTTAGAACAGTAGAGCAGGATATAGCGCCAATACTTAAGGACAGACAAGAGACACGCTGCGACGATATGCGCTTATATATGATATACATAAGGGAAAAGCTTGGACTAATACATACTAACCCGTATTTTTGTAGCGATACGATTATAAGCGTATTTAATGATAACGATTTTAGGATAAAAAACGGTATAGCAACATACGAAACAGTTAGCAGGGTGCGCCGCAAGCTACAAAATATATATACTGAGCTTAGACCAACCGAGGCGCAGCTAGAGGACAAGAAAAGACAAATTAAAGTATATAAAGAATATGCGAGGGGGTGAAAATAGTGAGCAATAGCAGTATTATTATGGCGATTATATACGTTGCGTTAATTATATTAACATTGATAAACAAGAACAAAGACAAATAGGGGGAGCTTATGAGGAAAATAATAGAAAGCGTTAACTTAATATCATTTTTAATTTGCGTAAGTGCTATAGATAGTAGCTATATATTTGGAATAATAGCGATTATTAATATATTTATCATTATGCTACTAGAAGAGGGGGCGGGAAAGTGTCAAAGAAATATTATTGGTTAAAGCTTAAGACGGACTTTTTTACAAGTCGCGCTATGAAAAAGCTACGCAGAATAGCAGGGGGCGACACTTACACCATTATATATCTTAAGTTGCAGCTCTTAAGCCTTAAGGACGAGGGGTTACTATTCTATGAGGGTGTAGAGCCGACTTTTTACGAAGAAATGGCACTAGCATTAGACGAGGACGTCGAAAACGTAAAAGTAACGCTAATATATTTAGAAAATATGGGGTTAATTAAACAAAATAACGAGCATGAGTACATATTAACCGACGTACCTTACTTAATAGGCGGAGAGAGTGAAACCGCCGAGCGCGTTAGACGTCATAGACAACGTAAAGCGTTACAATGTAACAACCCCGTAACAATCGGTAACACAGAGAAAGAGATAGAGATAGAGAAAGATAAAGAGATAGAGATAGAGGGAGAGAAGAGCAAGAAAGTAGATTACGAGCTAGTCGCTCGTATGTATAACGATACTTGCGTATCGTTCCCAAGGCTTACAACTCTATCAGACGCCCGCAAAAAAGCAATTAAAGCTAGGCTTAATAAATATAGCTTAGAGGATCTACAAAGGCTATTTACATTAGCCGAGGCTAGCGACTTTTTAAAAGGTGATAATAAAAGGAATTGGAGCGCTAACTTTGATTGGTTAATTAAAGACGCTAACGTAGCTAAGGTATTAGACGGAAATTATAACAATAAAGAAACTACACCAATCTATAAGGATAATACGGCGCAGGAACTAGATAACTTTTACAGTATGGCGAGTACATGGGCGGAAAGTGAGGAATAAATGAATAAAAAAGAGTTTGCTTTATTTTCAAGTGCGTTAAGGACATATTACCCACGCGAAAAGATTTTACCAAATGAGCAAGCTATGCAACTATGGTTTAATCAGTTACAAGACATTGATTACAAAGTAGCCGAGGTAATATTAAATAAATGGGTTGCTACTAACAAATGGTCGCCAAGCATAGCGGATATAAGAGAGCAGGCAGCGGGACTAATACAAGGCGAGGCTAAAGATTGGGGCGAGGCTTGGCGAGAGGTACTTAATGCCGTACACGCTTACGGATCATACCAACAAGTAGAGGCTATGGAAAGCTTAGACGAGCTTACAAGGCAGGCGGTTAAACGCGTCGGCTATATGTCTATATGTATGTCGGAAAACATAGCAACCGAGCGAGCTAACTTTAGAATGATATACGAGCAATTAGAGCAGCGGAGAAAGAGCGACGCGCAGCTACCGCCAAGGCTAAAAGAGTTAATATTAAAAATGCCTATGTTATTAGAAGAGGGGGGCGAGTAATGGCTTGTATATGGATAAAGACGACTAACGACGAGTACGAGTTAATAGTAGCTATGGGAGATACCGCCGCAAAATTGGCTAGAGAGTGCGGCACATCAACTAATACGATATATAGCGCTATATCCAAAGCAAAGAAAAAGGGGCATAGATCAGTATATAAAAAGGTGGTGTTAGAAGAGTGAAAAATAAATATAAAATACCTTGGCACGTCCGACAATATGTTAAAAAAGAGCTTATGGACTATAAGAGCAATAAAAAGTTAATAGGGAAGTGTAAAAATAGCACTAGGGAAATTATATTAGCTAACTTAAGATTGCAGCAGATCGACAACGTACTAGATAGACTAAACAAAGAGGATAGAGAGGCGGCGGAGTTGATATTTATAGATAAGTACACGCAAAGCGGCGCAGAGATAGCCAAGGGTTTAAGCAAGTCCGCCTATTATAACGCAATGAATAAAGTAATATATCTTACCGCCGTAGAAATGGATCTAATATAAAAGGGGGTTACATAGTGAAAAAAATAATATTTATTGTATGCTTAATATTAGCTATTGGTTGCAAAGTTAAGGCGCAGGCGATCAATAAAGAGGATAAGGCGCTAGAGTATTCAGAGGACGAGCTAAAGCTATTAGAACGGGTTACAATGAGCGAGACAAGTATAGAGCCTTACGAGTGTAAGGTAGCTACGGCGGTAACTATACTAAAGCGCGCTAAAATGTACGACAAGACTATATACGAGGTTGTATATGAGCCTTACCAATATAGCCTTGCAGATAACGGAGCGCCTACAAAAGAAATTAAAAAAGCGGTATTAGAGGCTATACAAAGCGCCGATAATTACCCCGACAATATGATTTATTTTAGGGCGGACTATTACCATAGCTTTGGTATACCTTATAAGCAGATAGGCGGGCATTACTTTAGCCTAGCAGAATAAAAGCGTAATTATTGATTTATAAAAAGTGATAAAATTAAAAGAAAAAGGGGGCATATTATGAAAATAATAGATGTATCACAATATAACGGGGCTATTGCATGGCAACACGTTAAAAATGCTTGTGACGGCGCGATACTAAGAGTAGGCTATAGGGGCTACTCACAAGGTACACTTAAGTTAGATAATAAATTTAAAGCAAATATAGCAGCGGCTACGGCTGCGGGCGTACCTATTGGAGTTTACTTTGTAACGCAGGCAATCACGGAAAAAGAGGCAAAAGAAGAGGCAAAATATACTTTAGAGCAGATAAAGGGCTATAAAATAGACTTGCCTATATTCATAGACGCAGAGGACGGCAACAACGGCGCAGGAAGAGCAGACGCGGGCAGACTTGGAAAGAAGAAAAGAACAGAAATATTATTAGCCTTTTGTGAGGTGATAGCGGCAGCGGGATATAAAGCGGGGATCTATGCGAGTGAGTATTGGTTTAAAAATATTATTGATTTAGATAAAATACCGTTTAAATATTACGTATGGGTTGCTAAGTATTCTACTAATAAGCCTAGTATAACCTATGACGCATGGCAATATACGGACAAGGGCAAAATAGAGGGTATAATAGGTAATGTTGATATATCGGACTTTGTTAAAATGGTAATTAGTCCAAATAAAAAGCCTAAAAAAAGCGACGACGAAATAGCCGAGGAAGTATTAGCGGGTAAATGGGGTAACGGTGAAGAACGACGCAAAAAAATATTACTTGCGGGTTACAATTACGATAGAATACAACAAATTGTTAATGCTAAGCTTAAAGTTAACCCTAAAAAATTCTATTATATTGTTAAAGCAGGCGATACGCTAAGCGGTATAGCTGCTAGATCTAATAAAACGGTAGACGAGTTAGTAAAACTTAATAATATTAAAGATCCTAACAAAATATATGCAGGGCAAAAGCTTAGAATTGAATAGGGGGGCGATAATATGCAAATGAGTAATAAAACATACGACACACTTAAATATATAGCTTTATATGTTTTACCCGCTTTAGCGACGCTAATTTTAACGCTTGGGGGTATATGGGGTATTCCATATACTGAGGCTATAGCGGCTACTATAACGGCGGTAGATACTTTCTTAGGTGCGTTACTTGGTATTAGTGCTAAAACTTACGCGGCAGCGGGAGAGGGGGCAACTAATGAATATAAGACCAAAAAAAGAGAGTAAACCCAAGTTTAACAAGGAAAAATGCAATAAATGCAAGTATCACGGTGAGGGCTGCGGCGGTTATGGGGTAAGTGATAGTAAGCGCGATTATAAACCCGTATATTGTAATTATAGCGGGGCAACAGGCACTACGTGCTTAAGGCATAAAAGTAGTAATATTATTGAGGATATAAGGGGTAAAGATTACGAAAATTGTAGGCTTTATAAAAGAGGAAAACCAAAAAGATATAGTAATATATCGATAAATTAAGAGGTTAAGATAATGGATCTAAAAAGTTGCAGCAAGTGCGGAAAAATACACCCAAGGGGTTATAATTGTAGCGTAGGCAGAAAGTACACCAAGACAGACGAGAGCAGGCTAAGAAGTCGCTACGCATGGACAAAAAAGGCTAAACAAATAAAAGACGACGCTAACGGGCTTTGTGAGGTATGCAAAGCCCAAGGCGTATATACTTACGACGGGCTAGAAGTCCATCATATAACCAAATTAAAAGACGATCCTAGCGGACTATTAGAGGACGATAACTTAATAGCCTTATGCGTTTATCATCATAAGCAGGCAGACGAGGGAGAGCTAGACGCGGAATACTTAAGGGAGTTAGTAAGGAAAAGGCGGG